TTAAGCACCCCGCCTGACTCGGTTTGAGCCGCTTCAGCGTCTTGAGGTGTTTGTTGCCCTTGTTGTATTAAGAACTTGTCAGGGTTTTTAACCCCGAAACCTGTCTGTAACACGTATTTAGCTAAAGCAGCAGGGTCTATGACCACACCCACCAGCGGGGCGACAGCGTTCATCAACGACACTGCCTGCTGTTTTCGTATAGTTTCATTCATCGGCTGAGTTGACCCGCCCTCAACGGAAAAGTCGTACTCGCCTATAATGTCGTCACGTTCAAACGGAACGAAAAGATTCTCGCCGCCACGATCAGCGACCTGAGCCATCTGTTCACCCGTCATGAACTGTTGCATCAACTGAATGACACGACGCGCGAGATGACCTATACCTATTTCAATAATAGCTAGTTTGTCCGCAGCTCTAGCGTTCTGAGCGTCAGCGATAATGGATGCTTCAGTGGCTGTGCGCCTAATTTCAGGCATTGAACCACGGGCGTATTCCGACACGCCTGACACAGTGTTAATGTCTTGTTCAATAATAGCGGAATAGTTGTAAATCTCAGGAGACAAAGGTGTTTGAGGCATTGGTATAACAACCTCGTTCAACGACTTGTTTTCGTCTACAACAGGCACAAGCCTGCCGTCATCATCTGCTTCTAACGCTTCACGGCCTTCAGGGCCGAAAGACCTTTCGTGGAACAAATATTTGCGGGCGTAACGTTTACGTGCGTTAACCAACTGGGAGCGTGTCTTATCTAACTCCTCCTGGAGAGACTCGATAGCTTCCAGATCGCCCATCGGATAGAAGTAATCGGGTACATCGTAGTTGCGTAACATGACGAAAGGCTGCCCATAAGCATAAGGCATAGGTATCGGATCAACTAAAAACTCCTCACCGTTCTGAGCTAACACACTCATCTTGTTGTTAACAATGTCGTAAAACTCGAAAATGACTGTTCTGTCAACAATGTCTTGCAAATACTGGTCTTGCTGCTCCCTGTCAGTGGGGGTGAACATAGGGTTCAGAACCGAATCGGCACCAAGGTTTTTACGAGCGGAAGCCTTGTAACGTTTATCTTTCTTAGCTTCCTCCAAAGGTCGGATTATGCGTTGACAAATCCACTGTGCATCCTCTAAACAAGTAGCTTCAGGATCTATGTAAATGTCGTAAGGTGACACACGTTCAATGAAAGGCTGATCTTCAACGACCATCATCGCAGTGTCAGGGATGCTCGCAGCCATCTGCTCATCTGTAGGCAAATCGCCTGCCATGACAGGGTTTTCCATAGCGAACATGTCTGTCTCACCGACAGCATCCACGAACAGTTCGTCACGTTCCATGTCGCTGAGAGTGCGTTCCTGCTCAACGAAATTCCAACCGACTTTCAACCAGCCGTGACCGAAAATAAGAAAATCTTTAACGGAACGACGGAAAGGTTTACGGAAATCGTGATGCCTCCACAAGTGGTTGACTACAGCTTCAACGAAAGCCGCTCTGTCCTCATCTTCAGGCTGGTTGGGGGTGACAACTATTTTAGGGTGGTTAACTGAAACAGCGGGAGCTATAACGTTAACAGTTGAGAAAGCCAAATTAACTGCGATCAGATCTTCGTTGCTGGCTGTCGTATTAGGCCAGTGTTTCCCACGGTACAAATCAACCATGCGTCGCCACAACTGGTCATAACCCATATCATCACGCCAACGAGCCGCTGCCGTTATTTTCTGTAAAGTTATGCTGTGTTGTTCAGCACGGGTTTTGCGAGCCATCAGACCTTCTCTATGTTCCTACCTTGAGCTTTCGCTTCGGATACCAGCTTGTTTTCACGTTCACGTAAAGTTAAATGCTGCTCATCAAGAGGCAACATGGAACGGCTAACCGCCCCTGTTATCACCCTGAGTCCCAACAATTTTTGCCGCCACTCCCATAATTCTTCAAGCTCAACATCCGTCTTAGGACCCTTGTGGGCTTCGACGTATTCTGCGAACTCTTTGAAAGAAGCGTCAGGCGCTAAAACAGCCACTAGCTAGGGCGAGGACCGAAACCTTTAGCGTTCCAACCCTTTAGACGTGGTTGCGGATCGACATTAGGTTCAACCTTGCCAGTCACACCATGCTGATTCGTTGGTGTTTCACGCACAGAAGTCTCACCATAACCGCCAGTCATGTGAGCATATTCAGTATCCTCGAAACGTTGAGCGAAATCCTGAGAACCACCTGGTTCCCATACAGGGTTAGCTACAACGCTTGATCCGCGTTCCATTTTGTTGTTACCACCTGAAGTTCCAGCACCATCAACATTTTCGCTGGCGCTAGTGTGGGAAACAAATCTTGCCATTTGAACCTCCTCGGTTCGTATAGTCTCTAAATAATACGGTTATACTGTCCCACGCACCGTTTTTGAACCGATACGACTCTCAGAACTCTCCTTTTCGGACAAAGCAAGGTTCTTAAACCAATCTATAGTCCAGTAATCGTCAGAAGCAGGCGCATATTCGGGCATGAACGCATACTGGCGCATCTGATTAGACAAAGCCAAAGCCATCACACGATCATCGAAAGGAGAACCAGACATGCTCCCACGCTCATTACGCACATAAGTACGCAACTCGTTAACAGTGTTCCTGTCGAACAACGTCAACTCGTCGTTACGCAACGCCATTCCCAAATCGTCAATCAGCAAAGGTTTAGTAGTCCTAGTCGTTTTCCAACCAAACTCCTGAGAAACCTTGTTAGTGACCTTATTCACAGAACGTTTCCTAAACATGTTAGGATACCCCAAATGGCGGAGCTGCACGATTGTAGTCAAACCATGATTGTTAGACTCAACGCAACACAAAGCATCGTTGTACCACAAACCAAGCATGTGAACTTCCTCAGCTAAATGATCGGGTGGGATATGCCCATGCCAACAAGCAGCCTGCTCACCTGAACGCACATCCAACACCTGAATACACGAATAATCCCCGTGAGCTAAACCCTCAGCCGTGTCAACACCCAGAACATAAATCTGGTTACTGACTGGTCTACGCCAAACTGTGAGCATCTTCTCTGAACTCCACCACTCGTTTAGATATTTCCCGCATATACCCCATGACACCAGGTTCGACTACAGTTGCCATAGCTTCCAACTTGTCTAAATCAAACACAGGGTTACCCGACTTGATGAACGCCTCCTCAGGCGTAGTTGGATACTCTTGAGCCAACTGCCAAGACAACATGGAATCTTTCTTAGATTCGTACCACGATTCATCCCTGTCCTCGGTAGCTGACCACGGAAAAAACATAGGAGCGAACTTGTTGTTACCCGTTTGAGAACCAACCCACGTTTCGTGAAAAAAGTTACCCGAACCATTAGCAGTAGACAAACCGATGATCCTACCGCCAACGTCAGCGACAGGTTCTATAGAAGCCCACGCTTCCTCAGGATTTGGAAGGAACGCCCATTCGTCAACCACAACCAGCGAAGCTGACTCACCTCTCGCAGGATCGGATGCTGAAGGCATTGAAGTAATTTGCGACCCGTTATCAAACCCCATTTTTTGCTGATGTTCAACAAGCGACACAGGACCCTTCGCGACCATCCACTCAGGTAAATGCTGTAAACCATATTTAGATTTCCTTAACAATAAAACAGACTCACGCTCCGTGCGTGAAAGATCAATAATGTTCTGATCGGAATGAAAAAACGCTAACCAAAACTGGTGAGCAGCGACCAGCGTGGTCCATCCGATCTGTCTAGCTTTCAAAGTCAAAGAATACCTGTGGTCAGCCCAATGGTCGATAGCTGTGGACTGCGCTGCACGCAACTTGAATTGGATACGCCCATGAGCGGGATGAGCTATATGCCAATAATTTTCCATGAAATACTTCTCATCAGCTACGCAACGCCGCCACTCAGCTTCCTGCTGTAACTCAGTAAGACGAGACATTATTCATCCTGGGTGATTGGTTAAAAATTCTTCATACTTCTCAGGTGAATCCAATATTATCGTAGTATACGAATAACTACCAGCATCCTTCTTATCTTTCCCCAAAGTCACCGTAATAGCCCCAATAAGAGTACCAATAGCGACAAGTAGACCAGTGATGGCTGTAATCAATTTAAGTGTCTTGTTCATCTAATTGAACCAAGATTGTACAATCCGAGCTAACACCCCAACCAGACACACTGTAGACGCACCAACTATTCCCATCACCATCAGAATCAGCCAATCTTTCCCTGACGGCGGCCTCATTCGCAAGATTCGCAAGATTCAGGGTTCTCCAAACCGCAAACGAGTTCCTCGTCATCTTTGAAAACATCGTATTCCTCAGATGAAAAAGCACCATCATAAACCAACCCTTCAGGGTGTTCCCCAAGAATCGTTTCATCCTCATAATCAACTATTCCCATCAACAACTCTCAAATGAAGAACCTGAGCCTCCAACTCGTCAGCCAACTCCGAATCAGACAACCCACCAACATTACGGTCATCATCAACCAAAACCTTACGCTTCGGAGTGAACTTCTCAATATACTGCAAATACAAAGACGCAGCCTGCACACTCCCACCAACAGCCTGAGAATGCAAAGCATCAATCACAGACTGAGTGCGCTCAGGATGAATATTCAACTCCGCAGCACGACGATCCCACTCCCTAGCAAAACGAGGATCACGCTTAATGCGACGAATAGAATCAGCAGCAATCTTATTCTCAGCCGCCCACTCATACTGCAACTTAGGAACCCTGTCGGGTCCCTGCAACAACCAATCCAACAGCTTCGCCCACTTCGCAGGCATCACCTGTTCACCAGTATCAGGGTCAGTTCTCCAACCCTTACCTCCACCATTCTGAGCCATCACATCTCCAAAGCTTGTAGTCTCCAAGAATAAAACCCTCATGTCCCAAATGTTACAGTTATGTTACAAACATTACAAACAAGTTACAGTAATGTTACAATCATGTAACAATCCGCTAAAAGGCTTAAAAAACGCGGGACACAAAGAACTATAAAAGGGGTAGGGGCTAGGCTAGGCTAGGCTAGGCCAGGCAAGCAAACTTGATTGACTACACCGAGAAAAGATAGTCCACCGAACCCAAAGGCAACCCCCGAAATAAGCCCCGAAACTTATTTGCGCCCAAACACCCCAAAACCCCCAAAAACCCCGCAACGACCCTGCATATCTATACATATATTATATATACATGGGGGCGCCCCCGCGTGGGTGGGTGGCTTGCCTTGCGCTGGTGCGTTCGCGTGCGAGCGAACAGCGGCGGCTAGTTACTTACCTTTCTTTTTTTTCTTTTGTTTTGTTGTGTCGCTCTTGTGCTTGGGTGTGTGTGTGTGTGTGTGTGCTGGTCGGATCTGGTAGCTGTTTGTTGAGTGGTTGAATGTTGTATTTTTTTTTGCCTGGCGTATTTTTTTTTAACAGTCTCTAGTGCTGTAGATCTTTTTTTTATTAACTATTGCAATTATTTTGCTGTTGTGTATATACTGTATTTGTTGACTACAAAACATATAGAAAGGGAGTAGCAATGAATGAAGAAATTTGTTTAGATTGTGGTAATACTGTTAGATATATTTCTGATAGTTGGGTACATGTCGATTCTAAATTAGGGTATTCAATAAAAGGTTTTACAAGTGATGGCGTACTTTGTTTTTTAGAGTCTCAGAAAAATTGGAATAGAAAGGAAGTAAAATAATGGAAAATATGTTAACGAGTGATATAGCCAAGTTTGGAGCGCGTGAGCGTGCGATTTTGGTTGAGTTGTTAGAAGCGTGGAGTCGTGACGGTTTACCGTCAGATTTTTACGAGGAGAACGTACACCCTATGTTTAATTTGAATAGTGGTTATGTGTTTTTAACTAATGCAGATTATCAGGAGGCTATCATGGAGGATGGTAAGTTAGTTTCGCATTACTCTTTACCTTATGAAGGTATTCAGGGTACGTTAAGTGAATTGAAAGAAGAATTTGCTCGTAATGGTGACTCTTGGCATGTTGATGATGTTGAGGCGTTTAACGATATTAAGAGTCTGGACTGTTAATAAAATAAATTAAATAGAAAGGAAAATAATATGCACTATGTAATGATAGATAATAATGAGGGTGACCTAATTGATGCGATCCCTACATGCTCGGAGAGTTGTGCCCGTCAGTATTGTTCAGATAATAACCTGGAGTATGGCGGCTTTAATGGTTGCCATGAGTTAGAGTTTGACGACTATTGTGGTAATTGTAATAGTGTTATCGTGGGCATCGAGGGTGCTTACGTTTACTAATAGAAAAGGGAGAATATTATTATGAGAGAGAAATATAGCGCGTGGGGTTTGTTGGGTTTTGATAGCTCGCATGATCCTTTTAAAGAATATTTAGTCGATCTGGTCAATGATGGTCTGGATTTTAATTCAGAAGATCAAGCTGGTAATGTTGATGAGCTAGGTTATTACGCCGTGAGAATGGGTAACAATGTAGTGTTCTGGGATACTTGGGGATTTACTTATCGGGAGAAACTAGAGGGTATTTATAGATGCTCTAGCCTTGAAGTGTGGTTTGAAGATAGGTTTGATGTTGACCTGGATGCTTATTATGAAAGTTTGGAGGTTTAATAATGAAAGATTATGAAATGTTAATAGATTTTGTTAGGCGATGTTGTGTTTATCATCCTGATGAAACTCCTGAATGGTATCACTTAGAAATAGATTCGTTGGAAATGGATCCTGATGATATTCATGATTGTTTTAGAGATGACTACGGAGCTGACACGGATTGTGGTGTTGTGCGCGATGTTTGCGAGGAGGCTCGCAAAATTATGGAACATTTGGAGGTTAAATAATGGTTAAGGTAGTTGATCCGTGTTTCGATTGTGGTAGATCGACTATGTTTGGTACTGGTCGGTTTGTTAATCGTATACCGTATGATTGTAACCCTAATGAGGATACTCATACAGATTTGGTTGTGGTTGGTGGTTGGTATTGTTGCGCGGAGTGTGATGAAATTTTTGAAAAAGAATTTTTGGAGGAAACAAAGTTTTCTAAGGAGGTTAGATAGATGTCTAAGACTATTAAGAATGTGAAGCTGACTACTAGACAATTTGAATTGTTAGTTGAGGCTATCGCATATTACGAATTGGAAATAGAACAATATGTTGACTACAATTATGAGGGTTATTCGCATAAAACTGTAGAAGCGTATGATGAGATGCGCGACAGGTTAGGAGCGTATCTATGAGCTTAGAATTAGCGTTTTTCGTGTGGCTTATTGGTATAGCTCTGGTCTGTTTGGTTGTGGAGTGGAGGCAGAAGCATAGGGATACCAGGATTGACAGCTTACGTGATGAGTTGGGTTTATTGCATAGTAAATTCCATGAGGGTAAGACGATACCGTTTAGAAAAAATTTTGATAATGTTGTTGACAAAAACAAATAAGGGTGTAATATAAGAATGTGGTCATGGAGGCTACAACAATGATGAAAGGAAGATATGCAAGATAAAGAGAATGATTTTACGATAGCGTGGGATCAAGTTACAGAGAGTGCCGTTAAAAGAGTGGATGAGATGTCTGATGATGAGTTGGATATTTTGGCCGATATTTTTAAAGATTTCAAGTAGAAAGGAAGATAAATGAGTAGATTAGAACGTGGTACTAAGGTTAGGGTAATAGATGGTCAATTTAACAGACCCGATCTATACCATAATATGCCAGGTGTTATTGTAAGATATGATAGTGGAGGCGCTTCTGGTTTTGGTAGTGGCGCTTATGTTGTTGATGTAGGCTTATATGAGTCTATTTGGTGCAATTCTGAACAGCTTGAGGAGGTTGTATAGTGAGTTATAAATTACCGTCGTTACCCGATGAGGTGACAAGACCGATCATTCCGATGCCGATTAAAAAAGTTAAGACTTTTGATGATGTGTTGGATGAGATGGAGGAAGCTCTTACAGGTTTGAAAGAGGAAGTAGCTAGGCTACAGACAGCTCTTGAGTCTCGGTTTGAGCGCCAGATGGAGGAGCAGTATGGTGACTGAGAGTATTACGTTGTTGCCTAAGTGTGCTACGTGTGGCGTTCAAGAGAGTGTCACGGTCACGACTGAGGATCTTAACGCTTACGTGTTTGATCGTAGGCTTGTGCAAGATGTTTGGTCGGACTGGTCGCCGTCGGAGCGTGAGAAAGTTATTGGTTGGAATAGTGGTTTTCATACTTGTGGCGATTGTTTTCAACAGCTAGGAGATGATGACGATGTATAAGCATCATTTTGTAGGGACAGACCACGATCTGGACACGGGTGAGGCGAACTTGGTTGTGTGCATGTATTGTGATTGCAAACCATACCACGCTGATGAGCC